GGTTCTAAGGTATCTTTCATCTGTACACCTGCTGCAATTGCACAGGCTGGCTTGAATGTTCCAGTTCCAGTTGAAATCTATCGTCGTGCTGATACATACCAAGGTGGTGGTGAGACCTCTATCTGGTATCGCTGGGGCAATGTCTACGCACCTAACGGCTATAGCTGGGCTGGTAGCGAAAGCGTGTTCCCTGCTGATGCTGACTACATGGGTGTTAACACCTACGGTAGCAATGGCACTGTAACACGTGGTGCTATCGAAGCTGCTGCTGACAATTTGGCTGGTGTAACAGGTGCCTGGACTCGTAAAGCGACTTCTGCACTGTCATTGGGTATCCTCCCAGTATTCCACGCATAAGCAGGTGATAGACTATGGCGCTTATTAAAGGACTCAATTCTTACGTAACAGTGGCTGAGTCTGATAGCTATTTTGCTAATCGTATCGACGTTGCTGCATGGGAAGTTGCAAGTGATGTACAAAAAGAGCAAGCTCTTGTCACAGCAACTACCATATTAGAGACAGTCCTATGGTGTGGTGTCGTAGTCGATGACTCTCAAGCGTTGGCATTCCCTCGCAATGGTTATTACTTTGATCCACGACTCGGTAAGCAAGTTTCTCTATCAGATCTTGGTACACCTAATCGTGTGTTACAAGCTTGTATGGAAACTGCATATCACTTACTAAACAATGATGGTTTAATGGACGAGACAGGAACTGTTCTCGACATGCAAGTGAGCGGAGTCTCTATGACTAAGATACGTAACCCTAGCAAAATGCCCGGCATCGCCCGTACATTAATCCAGCCGCTGCTCTCTAGTAACGCTAGAAACTGGTGGAGGGCTAACTAATGGGTAATCTTGCGCTTGTAGATACAGGTTTAAGATTGGCGTTTAATGCTATGAAGGATCTTGCGCAGGATGTTACGTTTGTTTCTGAAAATGCCGGTACATTCGACTTTACCACTGGAAAGGCTGTTTCACAGACAGTAAATAAGGTGGTTAGAGCAGTCATTACAACAACAAGCACCGCGACAGATACCGTCGGAGTCTCTAAGATCAGCTTGCTGGTGAAATCGAGAGATCTGGCTTCGCTGACGAGATGCACACATATCATTATCCAAGGTGTCACTTGCAAAATTGTGAGTGCCTCCAAGGATACAGGCTATGTGGCAATGTTTGAGGTAATCAAGAATGGCTAAGTTTTCAGATCTTCAGACCGGAGTATTTGGGGTTTTCTCTAGCGACAGCTGGAATGCTCTCAATATCTTGACAATTCCGCAAAACTTCGTAGCTGCACCGTCAGTTACCACTTTCATTAGAGTAGGCATTATACCCGGTTCTCCGGGCATTAATAGATTGTCTGTTAATGGTGTACTTCTCATAGAAATATTCACGCCTGCTAATTCTGGCCCTGTAGCCAGTATGCAGATTGCGGACTCATTGGATTCATTTTTAGGTTCAAATACAGTGTCGATTTCCCCTAAAACCTCAGTACAATTTTTTAATAGTACAATTGGAACACAGGCACTTGATAAAGTAAACCCCTCTTTGTTTCGAATGATTTACTCAATCCCTTTTAAATACTATGGAGTCCTTTAATGGCACACATCTCTTCTATCGGCGCAGGTATGTTCTCTGACTTGGCAATTGCTTTGCCTGGTACCGCTGTTGCATTATCAACTGTAGATACCCAAACTGAGTTTGAGGCTCTATTCGCTTCTGACATCACTTCTGGCGGTACTAAGGGTACAGGTACATTCGCTCGCGTTATGAACGTTCGTGAATTTCCTTCAATGGGTATTCCTGCTAACATTGTAAAAGTGCCTACATACGGTCGTCGTATGAATGCGCAAGTTCAAGGTCAAGCAGATGCTCCTACTTTAGAAATCAAGCTTAACTTTGTACCAGCTGATTGGGCTGCAAACACTGACTTAGGTGCTATCGTAGGTGATGGCAATCAGTATGCTTTCCGCTTTACAATGCTTAACAACGCGCCTACTGGTGTTGATGGTTATGCTTCTAAAGCAACAGGCGTAGGTTCAGTTCAAAACTCTGAATTCTACTGGGTAGGTAAAGTAGAAGCTTTACAAGTTACTGCAGCCTTAACTGACGCTAACCAAGCTACATTAACGATGACTATCCAGTCTCCGTTCTATGGTGCTTACACTTGCTAATTTGCGAGTGATTGACAGGTGTCTTAGGATGCCTGTCTCCTTAATTTATGAGAGATTAACATGCAACAGCCAAATACAGGCGAGATCGCTCCTTTTGATAAGAGCTTTGTGTTGCGACTTACTGCGAAGCATCAGCGAAAAGCTTTGGATATTAGTATCCGAAAGACTTTCGAACGTATTAAAGACTTCCCAGATGATACTATAAAATCAGCTGAAGTTTTTGAGACATTAATGTTACTTCACGCACAGCGAGCACAATTAGATGAATTCCAACAAATCAATTCCGAACATTTCAAAGGAAAATAATATGTCACAATTGACAGGTATCAAGGCACTCGTAGGCCGTTCAAAAACTATGAAGACTAAGTTTTTAGACTCTGACGTTGTCATCAAAAAGCTGACAGTTGCAGAAGTCTTGGATATCCAGGAAACTGCCAAAGATACAGCTGACAATGAAACAGCTGGCTTTGATATTCTTAAAAAGGTGATTCGTACAGCTACCGAAGGTGGTGCGGATTTGACCGACGAAGACTTCCAAAGCTTCCCTATGGATGATTTGAGCAAGCTCTCGAATGAAATCATGAAGTTCTCAGGAATGGGAAACGACCCTCAGAAGTAGGTCTCTCTAATGATAAGCTATTGTTGTTTGAAGTTGCATACCAGCTTAAAACACCTGTATACTTATTGTCAGAAATGCCATATGATGAACTTCTAGATTGGATCGCGTATTTTGAAAAGCGACCTGTTGGGTGGCAAGACGATGATCGTACTTTCAAGCTTTTGCAAGCGCAGGGTGTCAAAGCACAGCCTGGTGAAATATTTACATCGTTGAAGAAGGTTTACGCAAGTACTCCTCAGATTGGTGACAACGGTCAAGTTCTTGGCGATTTGAGCAATAGTGGGTTATTTAGTAAAATGATGGGCGCGATAGGGGGTGATAAACTTGAATTTTAATTTACGAGCACTTGTAGATGTAAAGATTGCCGCTAGCGTGTCAAATGTTAAGCAATCGCTGTTGCAGGATCTCGCACAAGCGACTCCTGTTGACACCGGTCTGGCACAGTCTTCATGGCGATTAGATAATAACGGTAATATCGTAAACGATGTACCTTATATCTCTGAGCTGGATGCAGGCCACTCTCAACAAGCACCTTCGTACTTCATCGAGACGACTGTCTTGTCTAATCCAAATGTGCGCTCTAATGGCACAATCGTAGTCGATACAGATTCCACGCCTGGTTAACGCCAGGTTCGTCCCTCCTTAATTGGAGGGATTTTTTTAGACAAGGAGTTATTCATGTCAGGTATTTTAATTAATGTAGGTGTGGACACTGGCTCCTCCTACTCTAAAATTGACACACTAAGTACGAAATTACAGTCCGTACCTAATAAGAAAGACGTAAAGATCAATGTGACAGCTGATGCTGCTGTATTGACCGAGATGCGTTCTTCACTAGACAGCCTCGCAAAAAGCGCAGCGGATACAGCTGATGTAACACGGAAGACACTGACCGACATTCAACGCAGCATGTCTGATATGATGCTTCAAATGCGTAAGCTGGGTTCAGATGGTGATGCTGCTTTTAAACGACTTGGCGGCAGCATTGATGTTGTGGGCAATAGCCTGAAGAGTGTTACTAGTAGTTTCAAAACATTAATCACAGCTGTTGCATCTGGTGCACTTCTAAAAGGTGTCAATGACGCAGCAGATAGTGCTCAGAACTTGCAAAACCGTTTATCACTGGTTACTGGTTCATACCAAGACATGCTCTCATTGCAAACCAAGCTTTCAGCTGTGGCACGTGAGACACGCTCATCTTTGGCTGGTGTCGCTGATGTGTTTGTCCCAATGTCACTTGCTCTGAAGAGCCAAGGTATGGCAGAAGAACGTCTGGTAGGCATTGTACGTACAATCCAACAAGCATCTGTGATGTCGGGATCTGCACCTGAGTCTATTCGTGCAGGTCTGGTACAGCTGAGCCAAGGTCTTACATCGGGTACAATTCGCGGTGAAGAACTTAATTCTGTAATGGAGCAGATGCAATACCTAAGCTTGGGCTTACAGAAACAGCTCGGTATGAATGGTGCAGAGCTGCGTAAGTTTGCGATGGAAGGTCGATTGACGTCTCAGATGTTCGCTGAGTTGGTCGAAAAGATGAAGGCAACGACTGACGAGGATTTCTCGAAGTTTGCGCCTACAGTCGCACAGGGTTGGGAACGTATTAGTGACGCTATCTCAATGGCAGTTTCTAGTTTGTCAATGACTTCTGGCTTCTCCGCTGGTTTCGCAGCTGTGTTGTTCGATGTCGGAAGTGGTATCGACGCAGTAGGTAAGTCCGCAGATTTGGCTTTAGCCAATTTTATGAGTTCAGTATCCAGCAATAACGGCCTTGTAGCTGGTATCGGCAACCTCGTTATAAATGTGATGAGAGAATTACGTGACAGCGTAATCAATACAGATTTTTCATGGATCGGGAATAGTCTCGTTTCAGCGATCTCTTCAGGTCTTAGCCTCGGCGCTATGTTAAACATTGAAGATTTCAAGGACGCAGTGATAGGGGTATTCACTGGTCTTGGTGCAGCAGTTTCAAATATATTTTCTGGAATTTTCAACCCGTTAGTTACAGCGTTTCCGGTGTTAGATCGCTTAGTCGCAGGTTTTGAAATTTTAGGTTATCTTGCTGAAAGCTTTCTACACAAGATCACGCTTTCTGCCAGCGATGCCGTAAACTCCATTAAAAATATCTTTAATATTGTACCTGAGCACAGTGCTGCAGAAGCTCCAATGCGCTTCTTCAAGACTAGTCTTCACCCAAATAACGCGACACATGAAGCTGCTAAGCCTCCTGCAACGTGGGAATACCTTACACCGGGTGCTGCAGCGAATACTCCTAAAGATTTAACCTTCTCCACTCCTTCCGACGGCTTGATCGATACATGGGGGTCAGCCGTAGGCAAAGCCGCTAATACGACTGACAGTCTTATTAAGCGTTTGGAGGCTGCTAAGATAGGTGTATTAGATCTAGCTGGTGTGTTCCTGATCGTAGGTGAGAAAGAGAAGGCTCACAGTGAACTTAAGAAGCAGTATATTGAAGATCTTCAAGCTGATACTACCAGCTGGAAGCATGAACTATACGGTGGTATTGCTGAGCCTTTAGACCCTGCTATCGTTAAGCCGGTGAAAAGAGGCCTCGACCGCGTCCCCGGAATGGTGGACACAGAGTTCTTCAAGGCTTTGCAAACATACGGCAAGCTGTTAGACATGATTGAAGCTGGCAAGGCTGATTTACTGCATACAATGGTGCAGTCAATTGCCAGTACGACTATGCAAGACATCCCTACTGCTCTGCGTGCTGTAACTGGTGTTGCACATACGGTTATTACAGATGCGTGGAATCTGCTTTCTACCACAGGCTCTCGTTTCTATCGTAGAGA